ACGAATAACCGCTGAAATTCTGGCGGCAACCCAGACTGCACAAACAGCTTAGCTAAGTCTGATTCGGTTACATAGTATTGATTAGTTTTAGCCAACTGAAGCCACCAGTCCAGATACGTTAATTTTGTCTTTGTGGTGAGCGCGGAACTTAAATCCTATTTTCTTTCTGACATAACCCAACCGGCGAGCTATATATCTATGCTCATAATCAGTAACCACAGAAACCTCTTTGCTCCACTCACTTGAATAATTGGCACCGTCTCTGGTTGTTGAAAGAAACAAGCTAACATCTTCAGAATTAAACCCGCTCACGGTATTTAACTCTAGCGAGTCAATGCTTGCCGACTCAATCGGAACGAAAGGGGTGTAAAAATAGCTATCAATTGCTTCGCCATATTGAGCCGCGGTTGCTGGGTCTAGCCTTGCTATTTTCTCGTCAAACCTGTCGCCAGCAAGCCACATGTTTAGGTTTGGATCAAATGCGAAGTTAATAGCTCGCCATGGACCATTGTTAAATTGCATGATTGACCATGCCGAATTAACGCCAAACTTTTTAGCAATTGATTGATTGTAAACCAGTGTTTCATTTGGCAAGTGAATATATAAAAGCTGGTCGCGCTTTGATGTTCTGCTTTCAAGTTTTGCCGTAGAAAGCTGATCCTCGGTGTACTGGCTCACAATAGAATCCACAAACCGAGTAGAGATGCTTATGGTTTGCCCAGAACCCAAAACGTAGACGCTTACATCCTCATCCTTTCTCCCGCCAAGAATAAATATATTGCCATCCATTGTGCACCATGCGTGAGTGCCGACAATACCAGCATCTACAGCCTTCTGATTTAGTCGAGAAAATGCAAACTGCTCATTGGCCTGGTTTATGAAGTACTCTGTCGTGTATCGGTTAAATACAATAAGCAAATCATCCTGCGTTCTGCCCACGGCTTTTGTTGGGTCGGGCGACAGTTCGGAAGTCGCGAACTTTAGAGGGTCAATGCTTGTCTCGTCACTTATGTCTGTGTGATATAAATATTCCCCATCGGTAAAAACGTAATATCCATCTATCTGAGCAACGTCAATGGGCGCGCCTATGTCGGGGTCAGTTATCAATACTAAATTAGTGCCGTCAAACCTGTATGCACGTTGATTTGCAACAATCATTATAGAGTTGAAAGAATAATCAAAAGAGGCAAGATCCGCACCGCTAATATCACCAATCACAGGAGCGGTGATCACGCCACTAACAGATTTAATTTCAATAAGCTTTTGCCCCGAAACCCTGAACGATCTGCGCATCCTTTCGTTATACAGCGCGCCTCTATCATAGCCTTGGCCTGTTGCAGCAAGAGTTAAGCCATCATGCGAATACAAATACCCTGAATCGCCATTCACATCACGAAGAACGGCGATCATATTAATGGGTACGGCATCCTGATAATCAGAATCAGATACAGTTTTGTCGCCCAATATTATTGGAATTTTTATATCTGGCATTATGGATTAGCTCTTAATGTCGCAGCCTCGACAACGTTAAAATTCAAAACCCTGTTGGCTCTCTCGCCATTGTCGCCGGTTGCAGTAAATAGTACCTGCTGAAATCCGGCTAAGATTGTTGTTGCGGTAAAGCTAAGCTTCATTAAATCCTGAGATACACTAGAAACGACAATACCGCTAGTTTGCGTAAACGAATAGCTTGATAAGGTAGATGCAGAAGGCATGGCAAATGAGAAATCAATCACAAAGTCTTTTATGTCGCCTAGATTTATGATTTCCGTTTCGGGCGAAGTTGGGGCGCTCACAACTTCCGGCATGAATTGGCTAATCTGAGAGTGCCAACGATTGCCGCGACCCAAAGGCTGGCGGCTTGGATAAGCAACTCGCTTAGGCGTAGCCATTCTGTTTTGCAGCGCGCTCATAGCGGCTACGGATTGACGTATCAGCGACTCTGGGGCCTTACCAAATGACGGCGCAAGATTTAAAGCAAGCCCTAAAGCTATGGCCAAATTTGCATAACTTGGAATTCCCGAGATTTTATTAGGGTCTGGCGTCTCTTCAAAGTTAAAGCCGATATCAAACGGCAATTGAGCGACATAATCCTCAAGCCTGCTTAATGCCAGCACAACATCAACATTGTCAGCATTTGCAGTTATTCCGCTGATCCGCAACTCAGTAAAGCAGTCGTTGACAATCTGTATTTTAGTCTTTGAGGCCATTTGCTTACGCCTTATTTTTTAGCGGTAGATAGTTTTTCTTTCTTGGCTTCTTCTTGAATCAAAAGCTTTTCGTCGTCCACCCAGCCATCGGCACGGTATTGATCAAGCTCTCTTTCTTCGACACGAATTAGCTCGCACTGAACGCCGCGAACAACATGGCTAAAACCTTTTCGATACAAAGCAAACATTCTAAATTCTCCAAATAAAAAAGGGGCCTTTTCAGACCCCTTATTCTACACGATTAATACTTAATTAAAATGCCGTTGTCTGCTGGGCGGGCGTTGTTCACGCCGTACCAGATAAACATGCGCCAGCGGCCTTGCAGCGTTGCAATGTTGCCATCGTACAGCATGTACATGGTCAAGCCATTGCTAAGCGTTTCACTGGCTACTTTCATGCCGCCCCATTGGCCCAACATTTCCATTGGTACTTTACCGCCAAGAACTTCGATAGAGTCTTTTTGCCAGAACAGCGAAGGCTGCGCGCTTGCATCGATATTCACGCGGTTGACAGTGGCAGCGTTAAGGATTTGCGTGTTGATATTCGCATATGCCTTTTGCGCCAATGTCAAGCCAGCATCGTTTGCAGCGATTGGGCGAGGGAACACGGTGATGCTAGTGCCAGATGGTTTTGCAACGATCACAAATGTCATAGGCTCATCTGTCACAGTGCCATCATCGCGGCCAATTGCATACACTGGCACGGCGCTGTTAGAGAATGTAACGCGGTCGCCAACGTTGTAAGATGCAGAAGCAGTTACAGGAATATCACCGTAGCGATAGTCGTTATTAGTCACAACCAACTGAGCTACGCCGCCATTGGTAGCTGTGCCGCCCAATGGCGCAAGAGACACGTTAGCAGTCACGGTAGTGGCAGGGTTAGCACCGCCAACCAGTGCGCCAACAGACGAGCTGGTCATAACATCAAAGCCAGCAATCTGCTTGTACAGCATGCCGTTTTGATAGGTCTCGCCCGCTTGACCTTGTAGAGTTTGGCGTGATGCCAAGTCTTTACCAAATAGCTGATTATGGCTATCGGTTAAGGCGACATAACGATCCACCTTACGGCTTTGACGCTTATTCATACCTGCCTGCGCAAGAGAGATAAAGTCGAAACCAGAAGTAACGTTAGAGCGGTACGCCATAGAACCGGTGTTGGTAATGGTGTCGGTGATCGCCTTGTTTAATACAGAGGCGCGCTTTTCACCATCAACACGAGCTTGATCCTTGATGTAACTAAGATCGCGCATGTCGTCAACACGCAAGCCAACAAAGGTATTTTCAGGAGTGCCAAGATAAGCGCTATAACCCTGAGAAATAATGCCCTGCTCTTGTCCGGTCAAGTCCCAACCAGAAATGCTCGCGCCTTCCTGTACGACTTTACGCCAGATTGTGTTGTTACCGTTTTGCATGGTTGCAGGGTCAACGTCATTAATAACCTTGACCATTGGTAACATTGATTGTTGAGATTCATAACTCTCAACTGCTGCACCCAAATAGGTTGCAACGATTTTTGTAGCACTTAAAGTAGCCATAATATTTTACCTACCAATTTGATGAGTTTATGCCCTTAGCCTTTGCCGCTCTTTTGGCTGCAATCATGCCGCTGATATCGCCAGCCTTTTCAGCCTTGTCATAGGCTTTCTTTGGGCCTTCAGATGCAACGCTTACAGTTCCGTTAAGAGCTTTGTCAGGCCTAGGGGCTTGACTGAGTTTATTCGCCGGAGCTGAGTTAAATTTTGCCTTTAGCTCACCCATGTAAGTCGCGGCTGCGAACCCCATAGGGTCAGACTTAAAGCATTCAACCAGCTCAGACAATGCGCTTTTGTTGACACCAAGGTGATAAATAACCTTTTCAGAACCATTTTTTAAGCGCGCTATCATGTTGTCTAAAACAACTTCGCTGAACCCATTAGGGAATACATCAGCTAACGCTTTTCTGACATTGTGATCCGCTGCTTGATAGTTCTCTGCGGTTACCTTCCCGCTTGATACCAATTCAGATGCACGTTCATAGTGTTTATCTAGTTCGGCTTGCACCTGCCGCTCTTGCTGTTGCTGCTGAGTTGTTGCCGCTTGCTTTTGTTCACGACTAGAAAGCTTTTGCTCTACGAGTTTCTCAGTGTATTGAGCTACTTTTTCTGCATAAACGTCTTCATCGTAATTAACATCGGGATCGCTGAGCTTTGGTCGCGCCAATTGCAGCTCTTGCGTTAACGCTACAGAACCACTTTCAAACGCAGCTAATCGAGCCTTTAAAGCTGCGTTTTCAGACTCAACATCATGAAGCTTGCCTTTAAGCTTGTGCTTCATTTCAACATGAGCTTTAACAGGGACTGAGCCTTCTGGCTTTGCCCATTCTTCAGTTTTGTCTTTGGCTTCGTCTTCTTCTGCGGATTCGTCTTGCGACTCTTCGGCAACTTCCGATTCTTCCTCTTCTTCAACTACCGATTCAACTTCTTCCACTGCGGCCACAGCGTTAGGGTTTTCTTCGGCTTCTGCTTGGGCTTGTAATTCAGCCAGTGTTACATGTTGCATAGTTTTGCTCGCTATGTACGATAAACCCAGTAACCCACTGGTATGGTTTGCGTATACCTTCGCCAAGTAAGTGTAATGTTATACATTAACATTAAATAAATCAATTCTGCGCGAGCATAGGCCCATTATCATGATTCGACTTTGGCGGATTCCTAAGCTTCTGCATATTGTCAATTTGCTGCCCAAGCTTTTGAACCTGCTTAAAGTCGATATTAGCCCCGACCTCTTGCGCTTTGATTTCTGATTTGAAGCGCTCGGTCTGGGCTTTAAACATGTCTATCTCGTTTTTAATGCCATCCTGTTTAGCCTTTTCCATTTCAGCTTGAGCCAATACCATATTGGCGTCTGGCTGTTGTGATTGTTGCTGAGCATCAGCGAGGATTTGTTTTTCTTCGTCTGTATCAGGCTCACGAATGCCAGATAGCAGCAATTGCTTTTTGGCGTAGGCCTTGATGTCTTTGTCGTCTGCCCCGTCTGAGATAGAGACGTATTTCAACAGAAGCGCGTTATACATTGGATTATTTGGGTCCATCGAATTCAACAGCTCTTTAATCTCTTGTCGTTGCTGCTGCTTCTGGCTTTCGTATGCCGTGCCAATCTCTGCAAATACTTCAAACTTAGCTGTGCGCAAGTCATTCATGACTTTATGCTCACCAGTCTCAAGATCGATAGACGACTGCATTACCATAGCTTCTTCACGCTTGCCATCGTTTGACGTGAGAGTAACCTTCCGCGGTATGTCATAAACATCGGGCCACATGCCGCTAACAATCTGTGCATCGCGGCGAATAGCAAACTTATAGTTTTCTCGGTAGACAATAGATTGCTCGTCTAGCATTGATCTAATTTGGCTAACCGCGTTACCGGATAGGCTAACATCAGCAATAGAGTTGGGCGCGCCGGATTGAGTAACGTCACCAGTAGCCTCTGACATTAGCTGAATTGACGCAATTAAAGCGCTAGGGATTGGCTGCTCTGGCATTTGCGCAATTGGGCCAATTGGCAAAGGTGTTCCGGATGAGTCAACACGGTTTTGAAGATAGTATGCAAAGTTATTATCTGCGCCGTTCTCTTCATACATGTATTCATGACCCGCAATCTGCTCTTGCAAGAAGATTGGCTTTGGCCTTGGGCTTGTGCTTACAATATCTGCCAGGTAGCTAAGCTGGAAGTTTCGCAGCATTTGCGGGTCTTTTGCTGATCTTACGAAACCTTCGTAATGTTCGCGCCCGTCAACAAATGCGCGCTCACCATAAAGTGGTACAAGTGGGATTTCCGTTCCAGCGATATCTTGCGAGTCGAGAATACCCTCGCCGCTGCAAATGTATTTTTTAACGCACCATTTAGTGATCTTCTTGCGATCTACCTCGATATATCCAGCAGCCTTTAACGCTTCCGCATTCTCTTTTACCTGGCCTTCATAGAATGCAGTAGGCTCGCCAAATAAATCCTTGAAGTAAACTATGGTGACTTTTTTCTTATAGCGGTGATAGTGCTCAACTACATATACGTTTTTGCTATCATCTGCCCATAATCCAGCGTTAGACGTGACAGGGTTAAATCCAGAAGGAAGGCTTTCACACTCTTCTTCATTACCTGATAAATCCTCTTTTAATTCTTCGTAGCCTTCCTCGTCATATGCGGTTATGACTTGCGCCCACTTTGCATCGCTCTTATCTATGCGTTTGGCTGCCGGATCGAACAAAACTGTAGCATTGAATTCGTACTGAGGGATACGGCGAATAACTTGCTTAGTGTCGCCAACTAAATCAGTTTCATAGTCAGTGACAATTCTCCAGCCACCAAGACCGCAAGGAACTTGCTCATTGATAGCGTTATTAAATGCTTCCTTAGAGTCATTTCTGCGCGCATCAGTGCGATACATCTTGTCGGCAAACTCTGCCATTTCATCAGGTGTGCCATCAATCGGCTGGAAATCCGCTTGCACAGGATTAGAAGTAAGATCGCCAATAATCTTCCGCCCAGACTTTCTAAGCTGATCAAATTGACCTTGGAATCGTAAAGGCAGGGCTTGTCGCCAGTCGTCGTTATAGTGACTTATCCAATAGAAATATAAGTCATCCTGTACATCTTGGCGATGATCAGAATTATAATTCTTTGCCGCTTCGTGCATCTTTTGGATGTCTTCGAGGTCAAGTTCTTTCATCACCGTGGGAGCCTCTTAATTGGTTGCGGCCTACGTACTGGCGCGTTTAAAGCTATTGTATCAGGAATGTCAAGGCTCATCACTAGTGAATCATGAATGTTCGGAGATGGCATCTTTAGCTTCTCCTTCATATCCTTTTTGCTCATTATTTGTATTTTCCCGTTATTGTTTGATACAAGCGGGATTCTACATGTCTCAGACCGAAGAACATCAATTTCAGATATTGATGATGAAAAGCTAATCATTTCATCAGGGTTCATGTATTCGCCAAATGTCACAGCCCTCCACGTATTATAGCAGCGGTCACGCAATGAAATATTAAACTGAGAACGCTTGTTGAGGAATGTCTCTTTATTGGTTTTATTGTTTTTAGTCCCCATGCCTTTGTTGTCCCACTTATATATAGCGTCTGGATTTTCTACCGCGCCAGAACCCCTAAACATATTTGTTTGAATCTTTAGCCCAGCTAAATGCTTTGTTACTTCATTTCTGAGAAGAGCGCCCATGCCATCGCCATCCCAATTGAAGTTATCCGCCTTTCTATCTCTCGCTATATCGCAAGCCATTTTAACACCAACAAATGCGTCTACGTTGCGTATCGTCATTGCCTCTAGCACAACCGAGCCTTGACGCACTACCAGCCCTTTAGGGTCATTACCTTCATCTGAGGGGTCATGAGATACCACAACCGCGCCAGAAGGGGAGAATCCGAGCTTGATATGCGCATCTATGCAGGCATTAAACATGTCAACACTGATTATTGAATTCTCTACATCGTCCAAGAAGTCCCCCTCCCAAATGTGCCGATACTTCGCAGTAGATAAAACACGCTTATCATTTAGCCTTTCCGCATCAAGACCAGACGCCATAAACCAAGGGTTGTCGGTGTAGTTAACTTGGACAATTAAGTGTAGCTCATCCTCATAAAATCCATCCCTTAGTATATCCGGCCAAAATGGAACCAGAAACTTTTGGCTGAACGGGTCTGCTTTTGATTGAGGGTTTGCAATAAAAAACATTTGAACGTCTTTTAGATTGTCCTCTTCTTCGCTTTGCTCCTCCTTGCATGGAAGTCCAGCGCGAGCCGCATTACGTGCGGTTGGTGTTAGATGCGTAAGCGACGAATCTGAATATTTTGCGGCCTCTTCCGAAAGAAAGAGATTGAAAGCGGACGCTGACTTTATTGATTCAGGATTAACAGAAAGCCCTCGGTACTTTGTCATACCGCCCGACTTATGGAATATCGTGCTTTTCTGAGTAGTAAAACCTTCGTAACCTAATCGCTTTATCTCTGCGTCAAATAACGAGTGTACAGAATCCTCGATAGATTCTTGATACTCTCGCAGACCGTAAACCTTGTGACCAAAGTCCGCTATTCTATGCAGCGCTATATCAACCGCCTGTACCGATTTTCCAGAGCCTCTACCGCCAATAATGATAACGAACCGCTTATTAGACTTTAGTACACGCTCCATCTTTTCGGCTAGATATGTCTGAGGCTGCTTATCGACTTCAACCCATGACCCATTAACACACTCAATAGATCGTATTAAGTCTCCGCTCATTGATACGATGCCGAACACAGTGGAATGGCGCTCGCCAGTATTTGCAGCTATTCTTTCTTCAAGGCTTGCAATGATAGAGGCGCTTAGCTTCTTACCCATAGATATTTACTTTACCGCGACCAAATGCAGTAAAAGGATTTTTAGGTATTGGCTTAACTTTTTCTCTTTTATTTTTTGGCTCATCAAGTGCGCGAAGCTTAGGTGTAATAGTTATGCATCCTGAACTTACTTTAGCAATAACCGTAAACACATTTTGGCTTTTGCCAATCGTAAAATCTGTGCCAATAGGCAAATAGTGGCCCTCACTGACAAATAGGTTAACGCTTTCGACGCTATCGAAACTAATCTTTTCCATTCATCAATTCCTCAAGTTTAGCCAGCCTTTCTGCCAAGTCGGTAGTTTCTTCAATGCCAAGTGATTTAGATATCCCATCAATCAGCATCATTCCAACATCAGGAGGCATATGACCCATCGATACAGATACCATTATTCGATCAGCCTTTTGCACTGCCGTCCATGATGAATCGTATTCAAACTCAATTACATCATAGGTTTGTTTGTTGTGCGGATAGTAGCGCTTCATTAGTTCAGTTAGATAAACGCCGCCATCAGCAATAGCTTTCTGCACTAGCAATTCAACAAATTCTGCCTCAGTCTTACCATGCTTCTCTAGCGCATCTATAACCATTGTTTTAAATGACTTTCCGCGCCGTTTTTGAGGCTGATTGTCTGCGCTAAATGAAGTTGTCGTTGGAGTAGTGTTTGCCATAGGTTGCCGTATAAATGCCGTAATTGGTTTATTTTAGCATATAAAAAAGCCCTCCGGCGAGAGGGCTACTATTTCATGCTAGAGGCGCCAACCGTTTGCAATGAAAGGATTATTATACACAGTTACTTTGTTTCTTTCCAAACAGAATTTGACTCTCTAGCCAATCTCTCGGCCTCTGCCATGCTTTTCTTTGTGTCTTCAAATGCGTGCTCGGATATCACTTCCTTAGTATCCGTATCAATTACCACGTATTTGTTTTTTTGCTTTACGATCATATTTGATCTACAAATGTGGCCGATGCTGTGATTGGCTTATCCCAAGTGTACCATCCGGTAGCGTTAATTGTTTTGCTTGGATTGGCAACAGTAAGTGAGTCTGCCGAACCAGTGCTTGTCCATGACCCATCGGATGTCATAACCTCAAGAGTGATAGCCTCGGCACCAGAAAGGCCTTTTTGAATAAATCCGCGAGGTATTGCCGCCTCAACGTAAAAAGGCTCTGATCTTTTTGCTGCAGTCTGTGAACTGATTAGAACACCCATGATACCACCTCGATAATTAATCTTTGCCAATTATAGCACATAAAAAAGCCCCGCATAGCGAGGCAAACAGGGTGCTTAGGTAATGCTCTTTTTGCCTTCCTGCGAATTATTGCCCATTTTTAAGAGTGGGCGGCTCTACTGCATAGCGGGTGTGGCTGGATGCGATCCCCAGCTTGGTTCGTACAGAGAACTCTGGATTGGTTACCAGTTGTTTTGCTTTCGCATTGCAGTTCCCGAACCTTTCTGCCTCTCTATCGCGTATCGCCTACGCATTCACACCGAACTCATTTTACCAAATTAGCAGGCTTTTTACACATGCTTTGCAAATCTTTACTTAAACTCTGGCAGCACTTCTCCGCCTATGTGTTGATCGCCTGCGCGCTTTTTTGCTGGCTTTTCACCGCTACCAATCACAAACTCGCAGCAGAATAACGCCACAATCACGCCTAGATTGATCAGTGCGAGAGTTATATCACCCATTGCTATACCTACCACTAGCAAGCCAGCAAATGAGCCGCCAAGCGTTGCCATGGCCGTTAAAAGTATTAGTTGTGCTCTAGTTAGCATTTTTTGAACTCCAAAGCAAATAGCTGTCAATTGCGTTTTGTGGCCTTTCGTAAAAATGCATATGGTTAGCAGCAGTCCACATAATTATTTTCCTGCCGCAAAATCTTTTGTATCTTCCAACTATTTTAGGCTTCATCTCTTTCTCCTTTAATCGCTGCGCATCCAGCAATAACTACGCGGAATAGCTCTGGTTTGTTTTTGTGCCAACTATGTAGCACGTTTTTCCCGATTTTTGGGTGGCCTTTGGTATTTACTCCAAGCATCCAGCGAACCTCGGCAAGGCTTTTAAACCCTGCCGCTTTTGCTTCTTGTGATGCGGTCATACTAAGCATTGGTGTATTGCTCATCGGAATCGTCAAAAGATGCCATTTTTACAAACTCAACATATTGAGCCGCAAAGCCTTCTGCTTTTGCGCTGATGATAGCGTCAGCCTTGCATGATGCGATCTGATAACAAATAACTTGAAACGCTGCATTTAAGATTTTATAAATTGCCATTTTAATCACCCTTACATTCTGCTTCGCGGTATTGCTTAGCTCATGGGTGTATTATTCCCTTATGAGGGGCATTTGGCAATAGATTGAAGTGTAAAGAAAGGTTTATTTCTTCTTAACTCCAGCATTCGCTATCTTCGTCCGCTCTATTTCCTTGCAGTTCGCGCACTGTGGCGTACCGCATACGTAATAGATTGCATAAGCCTTGCATACTTCACACATTGTCTTTCTCATTTTTTGCACCTTTTTGGGTAGTTTTCCTAGTTATATTTGGAGTTATACAGTGCGTACTGCTTAATTACACTGTTATGTGTGTAGCGCCGTCAGCCTTCGCAGTACATTATAAGATCGTGTTTTCTTAAATTTAGCCAAAAGTCGGTCGTCATACATGCTCATTTCGTCTGGTCGCATTTGGTAGAATGAGCGCATTATTTTTGCATATCTTTCTCGGTAGCATCTTTTTTGCAACTCAATTAATTTGCTCATAAAACCTCTTTAGCTCTTCTCAAGTTCCGGCACATAACAAGTCGTTGCAGCCGATGGGTTGTAAATCGGCTAATTAAATTTCTACTCCCCGCCACGGGCTGAACTTGGCGTTATGTGTATCAGTAGCGAATAGTTGCGCCTTTTAATAACCCACTACAAACAGCGCCAGAAACAATCTTGCCATTTCTATTTTTTGCCGTAAATCCTGTACTAAAAGTGTCGCCTTTTCCGCACATAAAGAATTCGTATCCAGTAATTTTTATATCTGTATAGCCTTCATTTTTTAGAACAGTTATGGCTTGATCTGTGCGCGTACAACCAGTTGCACATAACAAGGCAATCAAAGCGATAGCCATTAAAGCAGTAGTTTTTAAAATCTTCATAATCTTCACCTTTAGTTAATTTAATATAGCCTGAATGGCTACGCTTTATCGCAACGTTATGTGGCGTTCACGTAGCGCCATTTTTTAATTCTATCATCGCGGGTCAAATTGCTATCCGCTGTAATCCATTGGCCTGTAGTGTGCCAGTATCGCGCAACACCTTTTTTACCTGAATCAGTAACAACCTGCACATCTACATTCGGCCTTGGTTTTTCGTCATCACTAGCTTTAACGTATTTCATCATCACTTTAAATCCTCGCGAGCAGCCAATCACATAACAAAAATATGAACTGGATGCGGTTTAAGCTGGGCGCACTTATCACTTGTGAAAAGCGCACCAGTTATATTGGCGTTAAGTTGAAACCAATCGCATACCGTAGCTATCAACGCCAGAATAAACCTTTCCCTTATCCACAAGAATAAGCCTATTTTTTTTGAATGGCTTGTAATCTACATGGTGGTGCCACCGCTCAAACTTAAAAACAACCTTCGCAACGTCTGGGTGCAACTTCGCAAGCATTTCAGATTTTGGCAATGTACCCTCATCATCATAAAACTCTTTTGTATTGCCACCGCTCATTCTCTGAGTTGTAACTTTACCGCACAAAAACGCATTAAACTGTATTGTGCAAAGCCCGTCTTTTAATACACGCAAACTTAAATCTGTGTCTTCGTTGTATCTTCCGCGCCACCTATATCCAGCGCCATTTTCAATAAGCAGGCATGAATATATTCTTGTGTTGCAAATAAACGGCGGAACCTTATCTGTTTTCTTGCAAAATGAATAATAATTAAACCCAGCTACCGGAGCATTTGAATATCTATCCACAAAATCCTCAGCAGCCCGTAGGGTTGCATCACACTCAACCTCGTACTTTTCATTTCTGTTCAAATAATGAAATGCGTCTAGGTTGTCATCCATAACCCAATGCCGTTTAAATTGTGCGCTATGGTCTATGCAGAAATTCCTAGCAGCCCCTGGCCCTTTGCTTTTTTCACTTCCAAAATCATCACAAGTATCGTAAGAATCTAAATATTCTTGTGGCAAAACCAATATTTCAGCATTCGTGTATTCGCGGTATAAATCAGCTTCAAATTCTTCGCAAACTATAAAGTGCTTAACACCCATAACATCAAGCGCCTTTGTAGTAAGGCCGTTTTTGTATCTACCTTTTGAAACAATATACACAGGGTATCTAGTCGGCATTTTTATACACCTTTTTTTCTAATCCCCAGTGTGACTTAAATGGGTGCCATATGCTTTTAGTCTTGGTTGTTAGTTTTTGTTCTATCAATTCCGCAAAATCATTGTAGTCTTGCTCTGTCTCAAATCTAACAATCAAGGTTTTGTAAGGCTCTTTCTTATCCTGCACAAACTCAGGCATTCCAACCCAATCAGGGTGCTCGTTAAACATATTCACAAGTAGCCACCAACCTTAATAAGGTTATCAAACGGATGCGTCATAAGTCGCCGCACATCTCACTATCTACTGCGCACAGTTTATAACGGCGTTATTCACTAAACATCATCACAAAACTGTAAAAGTCTTGCGAGAAGCAGATGAAATATAGCAATCCGGTTACTGACATTAGTGATGTAACGAAAACAAATGCTTGAGCGGCACTTACTCGAACTGTTATTTCTGCGCTAACTTGGTGTAACTTCCAAACCGACCAAGCGCCGCTAATGTGGTCGTTATCGTAGTCATCGCCGTTTCGAAGCGACTTAATTGCCTCGATCCCGCCTACCATCATGGCCATGTAGGTTTTTACGTACCACTCTTCGAATTCACTTCTATTCACTTTTAAGCTCCTTGTCCATATCCGCATAGGCTTTTAAATCGCGCTCTAGCAATTTAACTTCTAGCTGAGCCTTTGCCACCTGTAGCGCCTGCAATTCGCTGCTAGGCCGGAATGCGAGCGCAACGCTTGATAATGCGACAACCGTTACACAAATTAATATAACCGCGTCTAATATTTTCACATCTATCTCCTGTTTGTTTTTTGTAATCTATACCCGTTTGGTGGTGAGTGTTAGCGGATTTACATAACTTTGCACTAGAATAATGTCTCTTGTGCTGTTTGTAGCTCAAAGCGCTGGATAGCATTATCGTAATATTCTTTGTCCAGCTCGGTACCAACAAACTCTGCGCCATAATAATGAGCTGCTATAGCGCTTGAACCTGAGCCAAGGTGTGTATCTAAAATCTTAAAATCTGGCTTTGCGTAGCTATGAAGAAGCCAATCATACAAGGCGCGTGGCTTCTGTGTTGGGTGAATTCTATGCTCTTTGTTTTTCATGTTCCCCTGTAGCATTCCTGCCCATGTAAACTTGAATTTACGTACAGCGCTTTTAAATGATGCGTAAGCCAGCTAACAATCAGCAAAATCACTTTCTCCGTTATCTTTATCCCACACTATCCAGCAAGAGCTATTAGCCTTAAAACGATCAGCAAAGTGATTAGCGCCCCAGATAATTTGGTTTTTGCTAACTCTGATAAGCTCTTGAAAGTACTCAACAGATGGTGGTTCTCTATCCCATCCTTTAGCGCTGTAAACTTTGGCATTTGCTAATCGTCCGCGTGAATGGTTACTAGCCCCATCCTCACCAATCCCATAAGGTGGATCAACAATAGCCAAATCAAAATACTTATCCGGTACCGTACGCATGTACTCCATGCAGTCGATATTCAAAAGCTCTATATTTCCTTTCTTGTAACTCATCAGTAAACCCTCATAACCTTAACGCCTAGTGATAGCCTGCACTCCAGCAAAGCTTCCTCGGCATCGCAGACGTATGGCATTACCATCGTGCCTTGCTTTCCGTTTACGCAGTAGAAGTGCCATGCTGTTTTGATTTCGTTCACCACTCTAGCCCCTCGCGCCATTCATAAAACGCCAGAAACTCATCAAATAAATAAAGTTGTTCTCTCATAAATCCTCCGGCAATCTCAACATTCCACCGTCATACCAATTTGCAGCAAGAGTCCTCACAAAATCCAAGTCATCAATCTTGCCCAAGCAAATTACAGCCCCATTTACAGCCCGATCTACAACCTTTTCTCGCTCTGTTTTTACCGGGATAAAATGACCAGAATAAAACCCGTGATAAAATTTGCAGCCTTCGTGAAAATACTCAAATATTGCTATATTATTTGCGTGAGCTACAATCAAAGCCTCTTTGCCGTGCGCCTGTTTTGCTGATTTAAATTTTGCTTCCTTGAAGCTTGTTAAAACCTTGCACCCAATTGGAGGAAGCTTCCCATTTTCGTACCAATCATTGTTCATCTGATAATCTCCAGTCACTTGATTAACCCGTCACGAATCAAAACGGCTCGCTTTAAATCGCTTACTACGTCACCCCCACGGATGCACCACATACCGTCAAATGTTGGTTCTATGTCGTGGTATAGGCTTGGCTTTTTTGCATAGTCTTTCAGTTGTTGGTCGTGCATGGTTTACCCCTTAAAAACTGGCACGTCCTTTATCGCCGGCGCTTTGTTTGTCGCTCCAATCGTAAACATAGCTGCTAGGGTCAAAATCGATAAATCGACTGAACTGCAGCTGTGTCCCCAAAATATCTGTTCCAACTTCACCTTCACGGAATTTAGCGGTAATAATCTCAGCCGTGTTTTTGTTTGGGCTATCTGGCAGGTAGTAATCGTCTCGGTAAATAAAGCTGATTATGTCAGCGTCCTGCTCAATCTGGCCGCTCTCGCGTAGGTCTGCCATTTGTGGCCGCTTGTTTGGGCGCGTTTCAACACTACGATTAAGCTGCGATAACGCCAGCACGGGGCAACCAATCATCTTAGCCAATACTTTCAATTCTCGGCTTACGCTTGAAACCTCATCAAACCGGCTCTTTGCTTTGCTGTCAGTCATTAGCTGAAGATAATCGATAACTATTAGCCCGATATCCCCAAAGCGCTTAAACTTGCGCGCAATGGCCTTTGCTCGGTGTATGTCGATTGCAGGGATATCGATAACGTGAATCTTTAACGGCTTGAGCTTATGAACACCTGCCGCTAGTGCCGGCCAATCTTCTTGCTCAAGCGCGCCGCTGCGAATTTTCTTGGAATTAATACCGCTGGCACTTGCAAGCAATCTATCGCCCAACTCTTCCTTTCCCATCTCCATGCTAAAAATTAAAACTTCTTTGCCTCCCATAGCAATGTTAAAAGCTATATTCATAGCTAGCGCGGTCTTTCCTTGTGCTGGCCTAGCAGCCAACACCCAGAGCGCAGTATTGCCTATGCCGCCGTAGCGCTCGTCCAAGTCTTTAAATCCAGTTTCCATGCCTCTAGGGTGCGTACCGTGGAATTTACCGTCTAGCGTAACTATGCGTGATTTAATCAACTGCTCAAACGTTACCATTGCAACGCTATCACGGCGCTCTAGTCCTGCAATCTCACTGTGAAGCGAATCCAGCTTGCTATCAACATCAACTGACTCATCATCACCAATCTCAGCTATTCGTTGCCCAGCCTCAGTTATGCGGCGTTCTATGGCTCTTTCTGCAACGATTGAGGCGTATGACTTAACATTTGCCGAGCTTGGTGTGTTATTCGCTATCTCAACCAAGTAACCAAGTCCGCCGGCGTGCTCAAGCGTACCCGCGTCATTCATGGCATCAGCCACGGTTATCACATCTGCAGTCTTGCCGGTTTGGTAAACAGATACGATTGTTTTGAATATGGCGCGATTAGCAGCCCCGTAAAAATCCGATTCGTTAGTTATTTCTAAAACGTCATCAAGTTTTTCATGGTCAACAAGTAGTGCGCCTATGACTGATTGCTCAGCCTCAATTGAAAATCTCATTTGTGGTAATTCCCCTCTCTTATTTTTACGAAATTGCTAGATGTGAAAAGCCAGTCAAAACAAAAACCGTTCCATGGGTTTACCGTTCTTCCCATCAAGAAGTCTGACAAGCGAACGTAAGCAAAAAATTTATGCCAGCGCTCCAAGTCTTGCATATCGGTATTTTCTAACCATCTGCGCCGGATCGCTGTTTTTCGTTTGTCGGTCAGCTGCTTAACTTTTGGCAACTCAGGGAATGACTCGTTAAACAGTTCAACAATTTTCTGCAAGGGCACACTATCCGAAGGATAGTTATTAATAACTGGTTCTTGGTTTATGGTTCTTGGTTCTTGTTTAGGTGCTGATTCGTGCTCAATCGTGCTTTGTTCGTGCACGGTTCGTGCTATTCCTTCTCTTTTTTTAGCCTCTCTTTTTAATGCTATCTCCTTATTTGTCGCGGCATTGGCGTGATATTTTTCTATTTCTTCACTTATTCGATTTTGCACATAAAGGCCGTCTATCAAAGTAAAAAACT